TCATCACGAACTACTGCAATGCAAGTCATCTATTCCCCCATAAGTTACATATTAAGTATATCAGTAAAGTCAGTTTTCTTCAAGCAGGTTGCTGCGATCACAATATGTGTATAGATACTCATTAATTATCTTATTAGAAATCTTTAATAAATGTGTTTCATTTGGTAGATTTTTTTTTATAAACTGTTCCCAATGTAAAGAAAGATCAGGGGTTGACTCAAAAATATATGTATTCTTAACATCAAAAAATTGCAACAAATATTCTTTTTCTAAAGACCAAGCCCAGAATACATCGTGATTAATTTTACTACATATTTCTTTAATATTTTTTAACTTAAATGGCCAGTCTTCTTTTTCATAATGATCTAAAAATAAAAAATCATATTTTTTTTATGTAGTAACTTTTAAAATGTCTTGGTTAATAATATTAATTTTGTTACTTATATCGTTTGATAAAAGGAAAAGATCAATAACATCCTTTGATATTTCAACCACAGTAACACTCGTAACTTCTGGCTTACTAGATAACCATATAGGTAATATACCAAACCCAAGTCCAGAAAGAAGAACATCTCCATACGCTTGATCATACTGTGAGTAAAATTCTGCTATTTGGTGCTTATTATTTTCACTAAATGACATCCATTGTTTGCCATCATTATATAAATAATATGTTTGTTCTTTGTAAATAATGTCTGCACTACCCAAAGAAGATTTTTTAATATTAAACTTAGGTATTTCTAATTGATTATATGACATAGCCCCTCCCAAACCGATATATTTAAGTATACCATTGCCTGAAAGGGGCTGTCAAACATAGTTAACTATGCTGTTTTTGATCTTTTCCTGCGTGTTTCTACTACTGCATCCTGCACTGTTACTGCATTCTTATCTGTGGTAGAAAATGCTGCGTTGATCTCGTCTCTTGTAAGTCTGCCGTCATCCATAAATGCACGAGCCAACTTCTCAACAACGACTGCTACTGCACTAAGTCCAGCAACTGTCATAGCCTTTGCTACTGAGATACCTGCTATTGCTCCCGCACCGATTACTGCTAGTGCATTTGCTGCAAATACCGCAACAATACGCATAAGAATATTCCAAATGTTTGTGATACTGTTCATGTTTACTCCTCTTTATTTCTAATAGGACTAGTTATAATCCAAAGACCAAGGGTTGCCATAATTCCATAGCCAACAATAGTCTTTGCGCTACCGTCCAAAACAACCCAGGCAATAAACATTCCAAGAAGAGTCCATGCCTGATCTACTAGGTCTTTCATTATATTCTTTATTACTTTTACCATTTTCTTCCTCCTCTTGAACCTGGTGAATTGCTGCCTGAGCCTCCACCAGAACTTCCTCCACCACTAGAGCCTCCTGCTGCTCCTCCTGCTGCAACCGCTGCTGCGTTAATTGCTGCACCTGTTGCTACAACTGTTGCAACAACCATATCTGTTGCCTCTTCTCTTTCGCTTTCTGTCATGTCGGCACCAATACTTCCAATGGCTGCTAAGGCTGCCCCTGGATCATTGAATACTGCTTCTATTAATGCTCCTGGATCTTGAACTAACTCTATATTTGCTGCTACTTCTGCTGTAATTACCAATACCTCGCCAGACTCAGATGTTCTAACTTCAATTGGTGTTTCTGGTGGAAGGTCTGCATATGAAACTCCAGATGCTTGGACCTCTGCTGCAGAAATAGATTCTCCTGGCTTAAGGTCTTCTATCAGTGCTGCCACTACAACTTCTTTTTGCTCTTCAGTTAATTCTTTTCCAGACTCTACGGCTTTTTCTATCTCTTCAACAACCTTTTCTTCTTCTTCTTTAATTGCTGCTAACTCTTCTGCAATTTCTGCTTCTTCCTCTGCTATGGCTGCTTCTTCTTCTGCTAGAGCATTTGCTATTTCTTGTTCCATAGCCTCTTTCTCAGCAGCAAGTCTTTCTTCTTCTGCTTTAGCATTTGCCTCTTCTTGTGCTTCTGCTTCTTCTTGTGCAATACGGTCTGCTTCTGCTTGGGCTTCTGCTTCCATCTCTGCCTCTAATGCTGCAAGATCTGCTGCTATGCGATCAGCCTCAGCATTTGCATCTATCTCTGCTTGTATTCTTGCTGCCTCTTCTGCCATTGCTGCTTCTTCTGCTGCAACCTTAGCAGCAAGTTCTGCTGCTATTCTATTTGCTTCTGCATTTGCTGCAGCAATTTCTGCAAGCCTATTTGCTTCTGCCTGTGCTGCTGCAGCCTGTTGTGCAATTAATGCTGCTGTTTCAGCCTGTATTCTTGCTGCTTCTGCTTGTTGTGCTGCTGCTTGGGCTGCAACTTGTGCTGCAATTTCTGCTTCAGTTGGTCCAGTAGGTGCTACTGTAACTGGTCCTGTTGGAACCGCTGGTGTTGTTACAGTTGTTGTTTCGCTAGGTATTGTAACAGTTGCTGTTTCAGGTGTTGGTGTTGTAACAGTTACTGTTTCAGGTGTAGTCGTTGTAACAGTTGATGTTTCAGGTGTTGGTGTTGTTACGGTTGCTGTTTCAGAGGGACTAGGAGTCGGAGTAGGGGAAGGCTCTGGAACAGGTGCTACATATGTAGAACCAGTAACAACATTTGAATTTGTAGAGTAAAGGGCAAATGTATCGTTATCTGATCTAATATGAAATGACCAGACTGTTCCTGCTGGCATAAGTCCATTTAGCAAAGAATGATCAATTGTAATTGTTGTATTTAATGAATTTGGTCCGCCAACATTTCCAGTAGCAATTCCCCAGCCATTGCACCCAGTACAATTAAAACTAATTGCATATCTTTCTGGTTGAGTGTTTCCAGTGTCTGGTGCTTCCCAGACCAATACTGTTGATGTCTCATTGCTAGATATAGTTAAATTTCTTGGAGGTCCTATTGTTTTAACTACTGGTGCTGCTTGTGAAGTAAAGGCTTCTGCTGGGATGATCTGCATTGATCCAGATTGATTCCAGTAAAGTTTTACATTTGCTCCCCCGCCATTTTCATAATACATTAATTCTATTGTTTTAGGTACTCCCGCTGTAAAAGATATTGGATCAGTTGTAGTTCCTCCGCCACCTTTGTCAACCCAGTCATTTGCTACTAAAACTCCACCAATGTATAGTTTTGTGCCGTCATCTGCTGTTGCTAAAAATGATATATCTTGAGTAGAATCGCTTCTAATCGATCCCGTAAAACGAACAATAACATCCTCTGATGGTCCACCTAAAACGCTGCCAAGACCCCACTGAAAGTTAATATTGGATACATTAGTAGTGACGACTGGAGAGGCTCCTTGGGGTATATAAGGGGCATCATTCTGTCCCAGCACATTATAAACCTGAGCAGTTAAACCTTCTGCTGCGTGGGCTTTATCAATTATTAAAAGCAGGGGAAATAGAGCAAGGGATAAGACCAGTGCTACTCTCAATAACTTTTTAATATTTAACTCCTTGTAGTCGTAGTGGTGATATGACTATTAAGGCTATTATATCATTTTATGCAACAAAAAAGGGAGCCTATTGCTAGACTCCCCTAATTGTTGGACTATTAAGAGTTACTTCTTAAGAATCTTGTTCACAAGAGCAGTCAACGCTGTCAACTGCTTCTTTAGATTTGCAAGTGCTGTGTTAACAGACTTTGTAAGTGCTGCAACTGCTGCAGAAGCATTTTCTGCTGCAAGTGTTGCTGCATCTGCTGCCTTTACTGCCTCAAGAGCAGCATCTGTTGCTGCATTAGCAGCCTTTGCTGCATCCTCAGAAGCCTTTGTAGCAGCCTTAGCAGCAGTGTTTGAGACAACTGCTGATGCTGTTACTACAACCTGACCTGCTACTGGAAGAGATGATCCACCAGTTGCTGAGATTGTTACTGTATTTTCTGTCAATGGCATAAATACCTTGTATGACTTTACAGTTTCTGTATCAGTTGTGATTGATGTTGCTGTAAGAACATCTGAACCTGAACCAAATGCATAAGTAGAAACAATTCCACCTGTTGCAAATGCGTTAGCGTGTGTCTTTCCAGATACTGGTAGACCTGCTGCATCAAGAATCTGAACCTTAATGGTTGCTGCTTCTCCTGGGACATATTCAGCCTTGTCAAATGACAACTTAACTGTTGCTGCTGCTGCCTCTACACGAGTAGAAACTGGAGCAGATACAATTGTTCCTGCTGCATTTCTAACTGTAACTGCAACTCCGCCAGCCTTGACACCTGTAAGTGTAAATACTGCTTCACCGTTTACGATTGTTGCTGCTGTACCTGAATCAGATACTGTTAGAACATCGGATGAGTTAGCATAAAGTGTTCCTGCTCCAACTGTTACGCCAGATGCATCCTTAGCAACTGCCTTTACAGTAGTTGCGTTTGCACCAACTGCAATAACAGACTTAACTGGAGTAGCAACGATTGTTGCGATATCACCATAGAATGTTACCTGCTCTGTTGCAAGAACTGTACCTGTAAGTGTTGTAAGAGTAATTGTTCCAACTCCTGCTGTACCGTCAGCAAATACACCAATGTGATTTCCTGTAGGGATTACCAATGCACGACCAAGAGCAGAGATAGTTGTAGCGTTTGTGCCATAACCAATCAAGCCTGTTCCTGAAACTGTTGCAAGAATTGATTCAGTTGCTGATCCGCCTGCTGCATTCTTAGGTGTAACAACAATTACTGCTGCTGCATCTGTAGAGGTAGCCTTTGGAGCAAATACAGAATCATCTGCTGTTGCTGTAGTAACTTCACCACGGTTAAGAATTGAAGTTGTTGTTGCTGCAGAAGGTGTGATATCTGCTGCCTTAACTGTTACTGTCCATGCAACTGATGGACCTGTTGATGGGCGAGTTGTTAGAATACGTGCTTCATATGTACCAGCAACTGATGGAGCAACCAATGAAACTGTGAACTTTGCAGTTACATATCCTGGTGTACCAACTGTTGAATTAACATCTGCTGAAAGTGAACCTGCTGCAATTGCAACTGTAGAGGTTGTTGTTTCAAGCAATGATAGTGTTGCTGACTTGTTTGAGCCTGAAGGCTGTGTGAAAATAGCAGATAGCACAGTTGCTGTGTCTGCACCTGTTTCCGAAATAAATGACAATGTAACTACTGCTGTAGCAGTCTCACCAGCGGTGATTGTATCTGTAGCAGAGTCAATCGTTAGCGTTGGTGCGATTACAGCAGCACTTGTCGGAAGTGCTGAAATAACGCCAAAGGTCATCGCTGCAGCAAGACCTAGGGCAATTTTCTTAAATGAATTCATCTTTCTCCTTGTTTTTATAATAAATTGAATTTGTCCAGGAAATCACGCACATCATCCGTCATTTGCCTAGGTTCTAATTCTATCATACTTCTCTTTTTCTGTGCAAGTTGAGCAGCAGAAGCAGACCAAGTATGTACTTCAATAACTGTATTAGTAGTCTTTGGGGTATGTGATATAGCCCCAAATACTGCACCAGATACAGCATCTGCTAAGTCTTTAGATTTTTTACGGGGGTGATCAACACGATTGCCCTTCATAATCTTTAACTCAGACATTTCTTCTAGCAGTAATGGAATCATAGGAATTGCTACACGCTCTTCATATACCATCATTGCTAAATCTTCATAGTGTTTTTTTGCAACAGAAACAGTTTCAGTTCTAATTCCAACTGCCTGTAACTCATTCTGAATGTCAAAAGATTGCCATCGGTCAAAAGAAACCATGCCAATATTAAATCCCTGTCTACGCAAATTCATAATCCACTGTTTAACTTCCGAAAGGTTAACTGGACCTTCAGACTTTGGTTCCCACCAAGCAACAGCATCAACAATGACCATTGGTGCTACCTGTTCATAGTCTTTGATTACCTGAATGTTCACCCACTTATCTACGTGAGCAATAGCAACAGCACACTTGTCGTGCTTCTGTGCAAGGTCTGCATGGATATAGTATGTCTTGTCTGGGTCTGGTTTAAATGACTCATCAAACCTTCTAAATTGATCTAGAGGGTTTCTAATTGTCATTACCTTTTCTAGTTTTGTTTTATCTTTAAAGAAGGCATCTGATGCATAGGTTGGCATACATGCAAAACGCATCATCGCATCACCAAGGTCTGTATAAAATGCTATCTTAAAATCATCAATATGACGAGTTGGGTTTACTTCCCATGTAGGTCTTTTAAATGCTAGGACTCTTGGTATCTTGTATGAGATGATTGTGTCTTCATCCCACGAAATTTCAAACCTATTGCCTGGATCTTCATGTGGCAAGTCTTCATTGATAATGAATGTATGCTTGCGCTCTATAGTTTCTTTTTCTGCAATTACAGACTCATATTTTTGAGATATAAAGTCGCCTTGATATCTTGGGAATGATAGCAATGCCACCTTACCAAGATCAGGGAAACGAGAATCTAC